TTGCTAACAGCACTTATTTTGGACTACAGATTGTTCTTGATCATACTTTTGGCATGTTGAACAACAGTCCTCTGATTCTTACTGTTCCCTATAAAACAGGTGCTGCTGCTACTCAGTATGAACTGGCTAATGGTATTGCCACCGAAGCTAGAAAAGTTTTGCTACGTCATAACGCATGTATAAGTGTTACTGTTATTAACAGCGGTGCTCAACTGGATGCTGTTGCTGCTGGCGGTGCTGCTACTGCTGCAGTAGTTAACGGATCTAAAGTAATTACACTTAGTTCTGACCAGAGTACTGTAGTATTTGCAGGAAGTTTACTTAGGTTAGGTACTAGTGGTGCTGGTACAGCCGCAGTTTACAAAGTGGTTTCTATAGCTGCAGGTGGCCAGATAGTAACGCTCGACAGGCCATATGAAGGTGCAACTAATGCAACTTATGGTGCGGCTCTTATTGAAACTGTTACAGAAGGTAATTACGGTCTTTGTTTTACTGGTGTAAGTATTACAGATGCCAATTTCAATCCTATTACGGATGAACCGTTTGTAGTATCATTTACTCTTGGAACGGGAGACTTTACGACTGCAACTGTAACTAAGACCACTAATCCTGTAATAGGTTCTGGTACTTATCAGCAGGTTGCTGCTCTCGAAGCTTATACTCAGTTCCAGCAGAAAACTAAGGAAAATTCAGCCTATCCTCCTACAACTAGGTTGATTGAGGCTACAGCAGGTGCTGCATATGAACTCCATATGTTTGAAATTTGGGATCAGAATTTTGTTGATGCAACGACTGGTATTAGGCCGATTTCAAAGACGAGGATTATCATAGCAGAAGTTTCTACTATTGACGATGACTTCGATGATAACATAATCGCTACTACTGTAACTGCAGTAATCTAGTTTATTTAAACTTAATAATATAGAGGGGTAGGTAGAAAATATCTACCCCTTTATTAATTATTAATAACCTTACTATAATTTTCTTATAGTAAATTTCCTAGATATAAATTAGGTTTTCTCGTTTATATTTCATATATTTGCAAAAATTTTAGTATGTTGTATCCAGAAATTTTCTTAAAATGTATACATATCGTCCTTAAAAATGAGGGTGGATATTGCTGGCATAAAGATGATCCAGGTGGAGAAACTAATATGGGTATATGTAAACGATATTATCCTAATGAGGATATAAGAAATTTGACTAGAGAGAGGGCAGTACAAATTTACTATTCTGATTATTGGAGACCAATGCGCTTGGACAGATTAAAAGATGAAAATTTAATACTCCAAGTTTTTGATTTTGGTGTAAATGCCGGAATAAAAACATCTGTGAAACTTTTACAGGAAGTAATAGGAACAGATGCAGACGGAATAATTGGACCAATTACAGCATATCTTATAAATAATTATAAAGGAGATTTATTAGAAAGTTTTAAGAATGCTAGAAAAGATTTTTATATTAGTCTAGTAGAAAGAAAACCTAGATTAGAAGTTTTTTTAAGAGGTTGGTTACACAGAATAAATAAAACGACTTTTAAGTAATAATATGATTGTTTATATTTATAAAATAATTTCAAAAAGTATAATTAAACGACAAACTGGCAAACATCCTTCTCAGCAAACGAAAGATAAAATTAGTAATTCTCTTAAAAATCATATTGTTACTGAAGAAACTAGAGAAAAAATAAGTAAGTCTTTATTAAATAGAAATAAAACAAAATTTTAAGATATGGCACTTGCAATAGAAATAATGGAGAATACAGATGCCACTGGGTTCAAACTATACGATCTTACGTTATGGGCTGGTGGGTTTAATCATGCTCTCATAGCTGATACCTCCACACTGAGACTTGAGGTTGAATATGGTGGAGATACTTATACATATACAACTCCTACAGGATTGTTTACTGATATGGCAATTGATGGTACTTACATAAACCTATGTGGTACTGCTCTTAATTCATATTTTACAGTTACTCCTGATAAATTATATAATGGAACTACTCAATTAAATTCTGCATATTTTCCAGATGGATATTATGAGATAACATTATATGTTACCTATGCTGGAGTAGCAGAAGAAGATTATAGTCATCAAGGTTTTCTTGCAGAAAATTATATGATGGCTTCTAAACTTCCTCTACTTATAGATATAGATAATTTTGATTATGAAGAGAATCGCTTACAATTCCTGTGTATAGCCTTACTTAGATCAGCTACTTGGGCTGCAGAATTAGGTAGACAAACTGAATTTGAAGAGATTACTGAGAAGGTAAATGATTTTCTTGATGCTAGAAGTATTAATGAAATTTGGAGTTCGTAGGTTTTTATAATTTTAATTATTAAGTATGATTTGTATTTATAAAATAGAATCTCAAATTAAACCAAACCAATTTTATATTGGTTCATCTATCAATGCTAAAAAAAGATGGGCATATCATATTAGCTGTTTAAAAAGAAATTTACATCCAAATACAATTCTACAAAACCATTTTAATAAGTATGGTATTGATGATTTAAAATTTTCTATTTGTGTTCAATGTGATAAGGAACAACTAGTTCAATTTGAACAATATTATTTAGATTTTTATCAACCTTATTTCAATATTAGACCTAAAGCAGAAAGTAATTTAGGTATAAAATATTCTTCTGAAAGAGTTGAAAAAATGAGAGAACTTTCAATACGACTGGGTCTTAAGCCTCCAAGCCAATTAGGTATTAAGCAGTCTATAGAAACTAAAAATAAAAGAAGTAGGTCTATGCTAGGTAAAAATAAATATTTGAGAACGGCAGAACATCGTCAAAAACTGAGTGATGCAAAAAAGAATAAACCTGGAAATGCTAGAGGTTCTAAAATGTCTGAGGAGTCTAAACAAAAATTAAGTAATTCTTTAAAAGAATATCATCAAAATAAAAAAGTTAGAATATGACCTGGGATGCTGTTAAAATAGTTGATCTTCTTACTGATGTTAAAACTCTGACAGTAAAGATGGCCTGGGCTTTATCTAGAAGATTAAGTCTTGGTCAGCCTATAGATGGTTATTTAGATGACTTTTATTTTATTTGTAATGTAACTTTTGCATTAGAAGAGGGATCATCCAGTTTTGAAGATATAGATTTTGACTATCTATATGCAATATATAATAAGATGCTTACTAAGCATAATAGATATAAAGGATTAAATATACCAGCCCATCACGATGATCACTAGCTATGAAAAGAACTATAAATATTGATTTTGATAATTCCTCCTCAGTAATATTAGGTTACGATCCTGATATTCTTGGAACAAAAGCTAGTGCCTATGCATTATCTACACATACTCACGGCAATGTATTACTTGCATTAACTAATCTTACTGGAGCAGTTACTAGTGTTAGTAACGGTCTTACTATAGCTTTAAGAGCAAATACAGCCTTAGGAGGTGGAGTAATACATGCTGGTAGTAATATTACATTAAGTACAGCAGCTGGTAATACAACAGTATCTGCATATGGACTTGCAGCTGATACTCATAATCATGGTGGAGCCCCTTCTATTACTGGATTAATAGGCGGTACAATTGGGTCAAATGCTTGGTCATTATCTGTACCAGACTTTTTACTTACAGCCGCACTATCAGACCATACTCATTCTAATCTTGCTGGTAATGCAACATCTACTGTAACTATTACAGGTACAAACCTGACTCTTACAGCCAATGAACTTGGTATGAGTTTTGGTGTACCACGTTGGATAACAACTGCAGCTAATAGTACACATACACATGGTAGTTTTCTAGGTACAAATATAACTAGAGTATCTTCTGGTAGTGGTGGTTTAGCTCTTTCAGTAGCTGATAAGATTGGAACTGATACTAGTTCTGGAACTATTACTGGGTCTACTTTTGGTATGACTGGTAACACTTCCGGTCTTACATTAAGAATTCCTAACTATTTAACTACAGCTGCTCAAGTTTCTCATAGTCATGGACCCATGACTACATTAAATCTTACAGGATCTGAATTAAAATATACATCAGCTAGTAATGGTTTAACCTTAGGAATGCCAGAATGGATAACCACTGCAGCAGTTGAAAGTCATACACACGGCAACGTATCCCTATCTTTAAGTAATTTATCTGGTAGTTATTCTAGTGCGAGTAATGGTTTAACTATATCTTTAACTAATTCAACCCATTCTCATCCATTTGCTGGTACAAGTACTGCTGCCACAAACGTAGGACTTACTGTTAATACAGATGGTATTAGAGTTTCTCTCGATACTGCAGGATTAACTTCTTTCGGTGATGGTGCTAATTTCTTAGCAGCTGGCGGCTCCACTGCAGCTAGTTATACTACGATAGGATTTGTTAATTCTAATAGAGTTAGTTTTTTATTAAATAGTGATTCATTAGCAGCCTCTATAGCTGAATACGTAGGTACAGGATTTACTACTACAGCCACTTCCGGTACTGCAGTAGTTGGTACAGCCAACAGTGATGGACTCAAATTAGGAGTACCTGCATTTATAACTACTGCATTAGTTGATGCAATTAAAGGAGTTATAGTAAGTGATACTACATATACAAGTGGATCAGTATCTTTTTCTAATGCTAATAATATAAGTTTTGGTTCTTCTGGGGAGGGAGTAATCACAGCTTCAATATCCTTTCCAGCTCAGAGTGTACAACCAGTAGCTATATCTGATAGTGCCACATCATTTGCTTTTAGCACATTAACCCTAGGTGCTGCAAATGGATTAACATTATATCATCAAAATAGTAGTATTGTTGGTTCTTATACAGTTCCAAATGTAACATCTTTAGGAAGAGTAATAGCTATTAATGGCACTTCGGGATCATTAAGTATTTCAGCAAGTAGGAACGTATCAATAAATTCATCTGAAGGATCAGCATTTACATTCTATGGTCCTGCAAATATATTAAACTCATTTTCAATAGGTGGTAATACTGGAACTACTGGTTCTAGTAATATTACTGGTGGAGGATTTGTTATAGCTGGTGGCGATCATATAACTATATCACAAAGTAATAATACAATATCTCTTATAGGAGATGCAGGAGTTGCTATAGCTCCACAGGGAGTAGCTACTACTTTTAATACTGGATTAGTAATATTTTCAGGACAAGCTAATGTTACTTTAAATACTACTGAAGTAGGTGGATCACAGTATATAAGAATTAGTGCTGGTGGTGGTACAGAAACTGCCGGTGCAGATGGTGGTAATATACTTGCAGCCGGTTCACAAACAGCCAATTCTACTGGTGAAGTTAAATTTATAAATTCCAATAATGTTACTTTTGGGATGTCAAATAGCAGTGAAATAACTGCTTCCATAGATGCTATTTCTCAAATTATAGTAAGTGATGCAACATTTACTTCTAAATTTATATCTTTTAGTAATGCCAATAATATATCTTTTGGTTCTAGTGGTGCTAATATAATTACTATTTCTACAGGAACACACGAACATACTCAATATGTAGGTCTACTTACCACTGGTGTTACTGGGGCAAGTGCTACTTTAAATCATAGTCAGCATATGTTAAATATTCCACAAGGCAGTCTATATTATATAGATGGTGGTGGAATAACTTGGGGAGCTTCTTCAGATAATTTATCTACAAGTATTTTTGCAACAGTGGTTGGTACTGGTGGTGGGACTGGTGGAGTACAACTTGCTGGTAGTGGGGCTTCTACTATTGATACTGGATTAGTTCAATTTGCTAATGCTAATGGTATTTCATTTGGACTTAGTAGTAATACAATGACTGCTTCTTATGCTAGTGATGCATACTTGGGAACGGCTTATGCAAATTTCTTCCAAGCTACATCTGATAATAGTTTATCATTAGCTAATAGTTATAGTTCACATACTCACGGTTCTAATATATCTTGGGGTAATACTACTCATACTTCGGAGACTGCAATGCGAGCATCTTCTTCGAGTAATGGATTAACAATAGTAGTACCACCCTATTTAACAGCAGCAGGATCACATACTCACGGTGCTAGTGTATCTACTGCAACTTATACTACTGGAGGTACAGCAGCTACAAGTATAATTTTCTCATCTGCAAGTAATGGATTAACTATGAGTTATCCTGCTTATGCAGTAACTAGTCATACTCATAGTAATTTATATGCTAATCTTGCCCATACACATGGTAATGTTTCTACTAGTTCAATAACTGGATCAGTACTTACTAATTCTTCTGGTAGTGCTGGATTAACTTTAGGTATACCAGCCTGGATAACAACTGCAGGAGTAGCTTCCCATACACACGGTAACGTATCCTTAGCTACTTCTCATTTATTGGGAGCTAGCGCATCTAGTACTAGTAATGGATTTACTTTATCAATTTCTGGGTATCCATCATCTAGTTTCTATAATGTATCTCAAAGCAGTAGATTATATTTTCAAGATGCTAATAGTATAACTTGGGGATCTTCAACTGCAGGATCAACTACTACTATAACAGCTAGTTTTGCTGGAGGTGGTGGAGGTATAGGATCTTTCTTACTTAGTGGTAATACTACCGGTGCAACTACTGCTAGTGGATCAACTATAAGATTTATAGCTGGCAGTAATATAACTTTATCAGGTGCAAGCAATAGTGTAATACGATTTGATGTAGCAGATAATGCTGGAAATCTATATTTTACTGATGGTAATGGAATTACTTTTGGGGTAGCATCTGATACTAATAATAATACAACAATTACAGGGTCAGTAGGCAGTATATATTTTATAAGTTCTAGTGGTAATATAACTTGGAGTTCAGTTAGTAGCAGTAACTCTACATACATATATGGATCAGCCCCTAGTGGTACTGGAGGTGCCGGTAATCTTTCTATAACAGCTGGTACAGTATCTGCAACAAGAGATGCTATATCGTTTGCCAATGCTAATAATGTATCCTTTACTATGAGTGGAAGTACTATTTCTGGTAGTATTGCTAACAACGCTGGATATTTAGGTTTTCAGGATAGTAATGGAATATTATTTGGAGTAGCAAGTACCACAAGTAATTCTAGTTCAGTAGTGACTGCGTCTTATGCTGGAATTTGGAATCTTATACAATCTGGAGGATCTACTGCAGGAACTCAGAGTAGTTCGTTTGGTAGTATCTTAAATATAGTAGCAGGTTCTGGAATAACATTATCTGGAGGTAGTGGAGGTATAACTGTTTTAGCTTAATATATAAAATATGAGTGTATCTCTGAATTATATAGGATTACAAGTTGATATACTTACTGATGAAGAGCCTTTAGTAGTACAATATATCTATTATGATGATGGAGTAGAATATTGGAGAAAGGGAGTAAGAGGTGGAGTATATGTTTTAGACCATGTATTAGGTGGATTAGGATTTTATGGACCTGAAAATATTGATTGGGAAAATGTATGGAGTATATCATAAATAAATATTATAAGAAAATGAAAAGATTAGTTTTACTATTTGCAATGTTACTTATTGTACTATCTGCTACCTGTCAAAAGGATAAAGTATTTACAACGCTTACAACTTTTGAACAAGGAATTAAGTTTGGTGATGGCACAATACAGACTACTGCTGCTACAGGATCGGGGATTGTTTCATGGGAATCAATAACAAATAAACCATTGACATTTCCACCTAGCACTCATAATCATGACGCATTGTATAGACCTATAACATGGGTTCCTACATTTGCTCAGATAACAAGCAAGCCTACTACATTAAGTGGATATGGTATTACTGATGCAGCAACATCAACACACAACCATAATACGTTATATAAGCCATTATCTTATGTGCCTACATGGTCAGAGATCACTTCTAAGCCTACGTTTGCTACAGTGGCTATAACAGGCTCCTACAACGATCTTAACAATAAGCCTGCAACAGAAGAATTAGCAGATGCTATGGCTTCATTACCAGGATTTAAAATACCTGTATTAACGCAGACACAAATAAATGCATTAACACCAGTAAAAGGATTATTGCTTTATAACAGTACTGATAATGTTTTGCAGATATATACGGGTAGTATTTGGAAGATTATAATATCAGCTAATTAATAAGATTATGAGTGGAACAATAGAATGGAGAAGACAGACAGCCGTTAGTAAGGTTGCTGTTAGTTATGATGATGATCTAGAAACTTATATAACTGGACTAACAACACCATTAAATGAAGGTACATTAGGAAAATTAAATACATTTATTGTAGATTTAAAATCAGCACTTTCAATAACTAATTTATCGGATACATTTGATGTAATGTATATTCTTGCCAATGAAACAGAGGAAGCTGCATTACGAAATTTAGTTGAAAGAGACCACGATGCTACCAATATATCATCTACGAGTTTCACGGCATTCGAGGGCTTTACTGGAGACGGAACGGCAGATTATCTAGATACGGATTTTGCTACAGCAAGTGATGGCGTTAATTATACCGAGAATAATGCTTCAATAGGAGTGTATGTTCGTAATAACGTGTCAAGTGATAGAATAGTAATGGGTGCAAGAGGAGCTGGAAGCGATCTAATGATGTATCTTAATTACCCATCGTTAGGATTTGCCACAAGGGTTAATACTGGTACTTATAGAATTGATGCAACAAATGCCGGTGCAGTTGGGATGTTTATTGCTACACGAAATGGTTCTGGCAATGGCGACCAATACAACTATATCAATAAGACAACGCCAAGCCAAACCGCTTCCAGTGCGGGAGATACAGACGGATTGCCTATGGCAAACATTTTCATATTAGCACTTAGCAATGGCGGACTGGCTGTTGATTTTTCGACAAGTCAAGTTGCGTTTGCATTCGTTGGTGAACACATAACAACGGCAATGCGAGATGACATTGTGGATTGTTTTGAGGCTTATATGGATAGTAATGGAAAGGGTGTTTTATGAGAAAAATTCTATCAATATTATTCTTTATATCGTTTTCTCATTTTGCTATCGGGCAAGGCAGCGAGATGATTAATAACGGTAATTTTGTTGATGGGAGTAATTGGAGTGTTGGAGCTGGATGGACTATTAGCGGAGGCGTTGCTTCTTATGACGCAAGCACGATTGGTGTTCTTGCTCAGTCCAATGCAAATATGGTTTCGTTTATAGAACCATCCACGACATATACATTAAGGTTTTATATAAACGTGCCAACTGGCATACCCCTCATACGAATAATGAGTTCAGATATTGTTTTTTATGCTGACGGTAGTATTTACACAAATAATGGACGGAATGAGTTTCAGTTTACTACACCGTCTAATATTGGAACAGGTGAATTAAATTTTTATACTTATACTGACGCAGCATTTACAATAGATAGTATTTCTCTTGTTAGAAACGCCACAGTCGGGGATGATCCTTATTATGTTGCCTCCGATGGAGACAATGCGGCCTCGGGGTCAATAGACCATCCGTGGGCTACATGGCAAAAGGCATTTAATATAGCAGAACCAGGTGACACTATTTATTTTCGTGGAGGAGTTTACTATGCCACAGTGCCACCATCAATAGACGCTTATTATGGTGATCAGAATAGCGGGGAGATAGATAACTGGATTTATTACCTGAATTATCCCGGAGAAACACCAATACTTGATCTTAGGCTTATTGACAGAACTGTACAATGGACGGGATTAAGCATAAACTGGGCAACATATATTTATTTTAAGGGACTTACTGTTAGAAACATGTACCAACGATACGAGGGGACTCTTACGCTATCGGCATGGGGCATGTCTGGCACATCTAATATCATTATTGAAAATTGCTCTGTCTATAATATTGGGGGAAGGGGATTTGCCTACTATGGATACTTTGGTGAACATGATGAGATTAATCCACAGGTTCCAGATGTCCCATATGATACAACCAGGTTCATTAATTGTGATGCGTACCTATGTCAGGATAGTCTCAACAATGGTGGTGAAGGAGGTAGTGCAATAGGTGGGTTTGGTGATGGCTTTAAGGGTAGTACACATTTAGGAGGCTACTTAAGCTATGAGGGATGCCGTGCATGGGATTGTTCAGATGATGGTTTCGATCCAAGTTGGCAGGGATTTATTAACATTGAAAATTGTTGGTCTTTCAGAAATGGCAGATGGGATGGTGATGGCTATGGTTTTAAATCAGCTACATGGGAAGTGCAAAATGTTACAATACCAATATTAGAACCATTATTAAGGAGGTTTGTAAATAATATATCTGCATTTAACTCAGGCCCAGGTCTAGGCCCAACATATGGGCCAGATAGACCATTAGCAACTTCTCATTGGTATAATAATACATTTTATAAAAACCAACAGGGAGTATCGGTTTCATGGACTGCTTATCCTACTGGGGACTCAATACAGTCAATATATCATAATAATATTACTTATGACAATAGTTTTCTTGAACAGTTTGTTTCTGCCGGAGTGCCTTATATTGGTGGATATAATAACTGGCAGGAATATTATCCTCATGGATATTTAATTCCAACATCTGATGCTGATTTTGTTACTGTTGATTCAATAACTGGCATTGCACAAATGTCTGTTGCGAGAAAGTCTGATGGATCGCTACCAGATATTACATTTCTAAAACTCGCCTCGGGTAGTGATTTGATTAATGTTGGAATTAATGTAGGATTATCATTTAATGGTATTGCTCCTGATCTTGGATATGCAGAATATGAAGAATCTTCAGCTGGTATAGTTACTCATAATAATTATATAATAAAACATGGTAATTATATTGTTTCTATGGGTTTAAATGCTACAGGAACAGAACCAGATCCAGAGCCTGAACAAACACAAATAATAGCAGATCATACAATAGTAGATAGATATGATGATATACCACAAGAATATATTGATGAGGTAAAAAAGATGTGGCTTGTGATAGCAGGTGAATCGCATAGCTATGCTTACATGTCTGGATTACTTTCCCTAGAATCTTTGTTTCCGGCTTATGCTGTTAATGTTATGCTGGAATCGGGAACTCCTGAGGCTTACACCACTCAGCATTTAAGGGCTAGTCGGGCCACGTGGGGTGATCTCAATAGTTCATCAGGCTGGATATATAGTTATGGAGAAGAGGACTGGTGGACTAATTCAACTGCGGTAAGCAGAACTAAGGCTGGGCTACTGCACTGTCATCAAAACGGCCCCAAGCTTTCAGCGATTGG